TAGGTATCAAACCAACAGCATCCGCAACAGCAGCAACAGCCTTGGCAGGTATACTAACAATGCCATCCACAGTTTTGATACGACTTTCATCAGCCTTAGCGGACATCGCTTCGGATAATTCAGAAAAACCTATAGGATAAGGCGTAGGAATATACACTTTGACATTCTTGAGACGTGCATAGGCAGTGACAGCAACTTCTTCAGCTGTTGTTTCGCCTGTTAAAGCTACGAGACAATGTACGGACAGAAAACCTAAAGCTCCTGTAGTAAACAAATTAGCTAAATCAATAGCTTCATACTCTTGAATGTAAGGTACTGTCATGGTAACAGTATCCCCATCAACCAAGTTTAAGAAGACACCGGGAAAGCTAGTAACACCGGCTCGGTGCATATAATTTTTGCTGACCTCAGTGCTAATGCTTGCTGCGCGGGGTTCCCATGCCATCCACAATGCACCTTGTTGAAAGCGCGTGTTGTTCGTTTTAATAGTAAATTCAATATCAGCATGAAAATATTTCCAATTCGCTAATTTGTTAACTAAAAAAGAACTAGGATCTAAGAGTAGATCAATAGGCAAAGGTAAACTAAACAAAGGAGCATAATTTTCCATAGTAGTTTCACTCGGAGTGGCTTCCAATTCAGGGGTAAGACTAGTCCATTTATTGGTCCCGAGGTAAACTTCGCGTTCACACATTTCAACCAGACCTAAGTCTGGTTGCGTGCCCATAATCGGGGGCACACTGCCACCAAAATTAACTACAGCATCTTCAGGTTCTTGAAAATACTGATAATTATTCAAAGTGGTTGGATTGATAATATTATTTTCTTCAGCTGTTTTAGTTGTTTCCATCGTTATTGCTTGTATTTGTATTCATATAATATTAAAAGGGGGTTGGTTGGTATATCTAATTCGAGACATGTTATATTCAATCGTTTCAAGGATTGAATTTTTTGTTTAAGCCAGGTAAAGGTATTCAGAAGAATAAACTTTCCTTTTGGCTTCTTCATACGTCCATACGTTTAAAGGGCTAATACCTGCTTTTTGACAAGCTTGCATCAGCATTTTCCTTTTCATATCATATGTGGCTTTGCCAAAAATGACGTATTCTCTTAAAGCAGTCTGGATGTTAATCACAGTACTTTCTACTACATCAGGATTTCTAACCCAGTGCAGCATTTTTGTTAACGCGGATTCGCGTAATTCTCCTTTCATATTCCGCCCTAAAAAACTCAATTCTTCTTTCTTCAAGTTTTGGGCGTCGGAATCTTTATCGGCGGGAGTCCAGTATATACCGGATTCAGCCATAGTCTTAGCGACGTTGAGTACATTAAACTCAGGATATTGAGGGTTGCTGGCCCACATATGATCATCACCACCAGTTATCAAACTAACATTTTCATCAAAGTTTGTATCTGGGACTATTTGTTTGAAGACCCAACGAAAATTGCAATGATTAGCTAAATCGTTCTTCGGCCCTGTTCCAGGAAATCCAGAAGCGGTACCGCCAGCGACACCATA